TGCAACTCTGTTATCAGATTGGTTCTGAACAACAGTATCTCCACCTTTATTATAATAGTTATTTGTTATATTAAGAGCAAATCCACCAGCAGCAATATTTTGTTTTCTTTCTCTTTCTTCTGTACTAGGTTTTATATCGACCTCTTCTTTCGGAGTATCTTTTATTTCCGTAGTCTTCTCATTAACTGTTGTTGTGTTATCTTCAACAGCTTGTACATTTTCTTGTATTGCCTGCTCTTCTCCTTTTCTTGCTTTCAATATATTTCTTGAAGTAATTAATTGTTGTTCTCTTAATAATCTTTCTTCTTTTAAATCTGCAAGTTGCTTTTCAGCTTCTGATTTTTTAATTAATGTACCATCAGGCATAGTTACATAATCGGAAAATACTCTAGAACTTCCTCTTCGTTGTCGTGTAACTTCACCGCCAAGAGCAGCTTCTAAATTTTTAAGATCTACATCTTGTCCTGCTATTGTGCCAACTAAACCATCTATCATTTTTTGAATAAGAGCATCGTTAGCGTTTACTAAATCTTCTTTTTGTTTATCTGATAATTGAAACTGTCTGTTACGACCAGTTTTATCAGCCATGTTAAATTTTTCTTTCTTTAATAATGCTTCTAATTCATTAGGAATGTTATCAATATCATTTCTATAATCATCAACCGCTTCATACGCAACCGTACCAAGACCAGTAACAGCTCCAAAAATTAATCCACCTATCAAGCCTGGAATTGCTCCTACGCCACCAACAGCGGCACCACCTGCAGCACCAATGCCTCCACTAACTAAAGTTCCTGTTAATACATCACCAAAAGTTGTTCTATCTCTTTCTAAGGTGGTTTTATAACTGTCTATTTTTCCCTTTATAACTTCTTGTTCTTTTACTTCGTTTTCTCTTCTAATTCTTTTAATTTCTTCGTCAACATTTACAGGTTCGTCATCATCATCCATTACTGCATATGTTATACCGCCAACAGTAAGAAGTACAATACCAGCAAGTCCACCTTTACCCTTTGTTGTTTTTAATAATCTTCCAAGTCTATCTTTGAGTCCCTTTCCTTTTCCTTTTCCAGTACCGCCTGCTACAACATCTGTACCACCACCTACTCCAAGTGTTTTTGCAGCAGCCATCATTGCTAAATACATTTTCATCCATTTAACACCGGCAAAAGCTGTAAGAGCAATACCAAGAGACGCCCATGGATGATCTTTAACAAATTTCATAAACGCACTATTATTGATATCTTTATAAAACTGGGCCATCTCAGAATCACCAAACATCAAATCAAGAACACCTTTTATTGCTCCTGCTAATATTGGTATTATAACTGCCCACTTTCCGATCTGAAGTAATGAACCCCACGGATCTTTTTTAACCGCTAAGAATCCTTTCTTTAAATCACCAAAGCCATTCATAAGAGTAGCCCTTAACGACTTTTCAGCCATTGATTGTTCTCTTGTCTCCTCTTTCTTTTTAATTGCTTCTTCTTTGACTTCCTTTCTTCTTTGAAGTTCGGCTTTCTTTTGTTCGTCGGTTAAACCTTCTAATGATTCATCAACCTTTTTAAGTATTTCAGTATTACCATCAACAAAGTTTTCTGTCATAATTCTGGCAGTATCTTCTGAACTTTTTTGAATGGCTGTAAAGGCATCAGCAAACTTGTCAAGATTTATTTTAATTGACTTGATAGAATTACCTTCACTATTACGCGTCAGCTGACCTTCTCGTTTCAGCCGATCTATAATAGCTTCAGTCTCAGGACTTAACTTTTTCTTTGTGGTTTCTTCTGCCATTTAATTTAACCTTGTCGTTTTTCGTTTTGCTCTTCTATCCATTGCACCAGCATACTAAAATAAAGATCTCTTTCATAAGGCATCATTGCCTCAATTTCAGCCACAGACCATTTATGGTGTTGTGCCATGGAGAAAATCATTTGGTAGTAATGCCCTAGCGTTATATGGCTAAGGCTTACGTAAAAAAACTTCGTGTTCCTTCTACTACAAATGTTTGCTCTTTACCTTCACTATTTGTATACGGTAATTCTTTTCGTATCTTCGGCATAGTTTCAAAGAAAGTAGTTATTTGTCTAATAACATCTCCTGAGAGACCATCCATAAATGTTTCTACATCTTCAGAACTATATTCTGAAAAATCATGTACTTCATCTTCTGAAGCCAATGTATCCAAGCAAGCAACCATTACAAAATAATTCGTTAACGGATCTTCCTCATTCATAGCAACGATTCTAATAAAACTATCCACGTTTGGATATTTTAAAAATAATGTATAATCATCATTAATTATAATTTCGTTTGTATGTTTAGGATCTCTTGCTACCTCTATCTCTGACATATCAAGTTCTAATTCAATATTCTCATTTGTGTCAGGATCTTTAATTACAAACTTTGCCATGTTATCTACAGACTTAGATCGTAATATCAAGTATACATATTCAAAATCGAATAATGCTATATCCTCAATATGATAATCAATCAAACAGTTATTAATTATCTGTTTCATTGCGATCACTTCAGCTTCTGCATCTCCAGCTTCCTGTGCGACCAATAATATCTTTTCTTCTTTAACCGTAAACGGTCTATATTTTATTTTATCACCGTTACTTGGAAGAGTTAATTCTCCAATCGGTAAATCAATTTTTGGTAGTGCCATAGTATACTCCTATAATTTAAATCTAACCACCTAAGTTATCAATTGCATTCCCTAGCCTGTCTAATCTATTGACTGCGTCTTGAATGCTTGTTGGTTTCCCACCTTTTAATGTACCTCTTACAGTATCGGCAAATCCTGCGATATCTCCGAGTACATCCAATAAACCACCACCTCTTGATAGTCCATCTTTTGTTCCTGTTCTATCAGAACTAAATCCAATATCAGACATTGTGAATTGCACATCTAATGATAATGCAGTTCCACCGGCCCAATCAAGATTTAAAGCTCCAATACTTACAGGCCATACTCCAAATAGTTTTGCTTCATAATAAACCTCTGGGTATGAATCTGTTGAATAATGTTTAATAATCATATCACAAGAAAAGTCTTTCTTAAATCCAACTTCATGTGGTAACTTACCATTTACTTCTGCTGTAGGATCATTTCCTTTACTGTAATTTACAATAGTTTGTGCCCATTGATGAAAGAATGCTAATACATGGTGATTACTATCAACAAAGAAACTTCCTGTCATTGGTCCTGGGTTTTGAACTGCTGTTGGGATTTTCCTTTTCATTTGTCCTGTATATGCAACGTCAGAAGAATTAATCGCAACTGCAGGTATATCCATTTTATGACAAAAGAAAGTAAATCCTCTTGAAGGATCGTAGTTTTTATTTACTACAATTCCTTTAGGTAAACCAAGCAATTGGACCTCAAATAAATTTGACATCGCAGGACCGCCATGTTTTTCAAACTGACTCTTAAAATCTGTTATGTTAAATGGCATTCATTAACTCCTGTTGGCAATCTTTCTTGAATCCGCCCAGACTTGCTGTTGCCCTGCTTTCTGGAAACTCTGCACTGGTAAAAACAAAGCAGTATCCCATTCTGACGAATTTATTCTAACAAACTTAGATTTTACATGTTTTGCTAAATACATTTTAACACATGGTGCAAAGAACTTTAGATTCGCAGCACTATTTAATATCTTATAGTTTATTTGTAATTGTGTATTCTCATCGTATCTTTTATCTGATACAGTACTATAGAGAGCATCCATTAATTCTGCTCTCATCTTTGGTGGTAAGTAATGCATGTTCAAACCAAGTATACCACCTTTAACTTTATTTATTGGGAATATACATGGGAATGCGTCGTAATATGGTAAAGTAGCTTTATGCTTAGGATCGTATCTAAAGAAATACATTGAACCGTATGGACTATCACCTCTGAGTTGAGAAACGTTTCTTCCTGGATCACTATTACCTACAAGCTCCTGTTCGGTAATCTTTTTACCTAATGCTTTAGTTGCTTGTCCGCGGTACCATTCACGAGCACTTTTTGTTCGAGCAGGAATTTGTCCTTGTCTTATACCCTTTGCGAGTATATCTGAAAACAGCTGTGCCACTTATCGTGCTCCTGGTATATGTTTTTCTGTCATAATTGTCCACAACCATCCACGGTCAGCGCAAAAGTTCTTTGCTGCTTTCCATTTTGCTTCGTTGACTCCCCACTGTTTAACTTCATTTAAATATCTTCTCGAAACTCTGCCTGTCTTTGTTTTATTTTTATTCTTTATATCAGGTGGTCTACATTGAGAGCTTGGTTTAATTTCAATCATAATCGTTTGAGGATTACCTTGACCATCTCTTTTATGTACTACCACATCAGGAAAATACCTATGTACCTTTCCGTCTATCGGTGATCTATATGGAACAATGACTTCTTCTGATTGCCACCATATTACATCAGGATGAGAATCCATCCATTTAAATACCTTAAATTCCCACAAAGACCTATAAATAATTTTTGTAGGGTCACCTTTATACTTATCGGGACGTTTTGGTCTAAACTTACCCTTATATGCCATAATATACTTTCCGATTTTTGTTATAAATAATTACATTATCCGTATACATATTTATTAGAATTAGACGGAGACAGCAAAGGAAACTAAGAATGGCAAGACCTAAAAACAGAAGCGGTGGCAAGCGAGATCTAAGTGGGATCACTCGACACCATTTTCCTGCTGCACCATTTCCGCACGGGATTCAATTAATCTTTAAGAAATACGATTACTCTCAGCTCGTAACGCCAGATAGTACAGGAACCATTCCTAAAACACAATTTTCAAACGCACAAGAAACTGGCCAATGCGTTGTTGAATTACCAATGCCAAAATCATTAACAGACGCAACAGGCATTAGTGTTAATTCTATGGAAAAGACATTTATTGAAAGTTTCATTGTTGATACTCTTGCACCTGTATTTTCATCAGAAGGTGGTGGTTTAGGTGGAGTTGCTGGTAACCTATTTAGTATGGGAGAATCAGGAGTAAAAGGAATTGCCGACTTTTTAACTCAAGAATCAAATAATGCAAATAGTCAAAATGCAGAACTTGCAGCACAAGGATCAAGAGTGTTATCATTTCTTATGAGTAATACTTTAAATAGTTTCTCTCCAGGTTTAGGTAAAGCAATGGGTGCTTCAAGAGGTACCGCAATTAATCCACAGGCTACTCTTTCTTTTGAAGGTGTTAACTTAAGATCGTTTTCATTAGATTGGACATTATATCCTGAGAGTAAACAAGAAGCAGAAGATATTCGATTAATTATAAGAGCACTTAAGAGTCAAGTATTACCACACGTTCAATCAGTAACAGGAGATCTTACAAATGAATCCGGAAATGTTGCTGGTAATAACGGCGTATTTACTGCATCACTTAGTAGAGCATTTTTAACATACCCCGCAGTTGTAAGTATTAATCTGTTAGGTATTCAAGAAAATCATTTTGTAAAATTTAAACCTTGTATGTGTAGTAGTATAAATGTTGATTATGGAGCAAGTGGTGAAATTGTGATTGCCGAAGGCGGTGTACCACAAGGAGTTAAATTATCAATGGAGTTTAAAGAACTTGAAATACAAACAGCCGAAGATTACAGTGATAATGTTGAATCTAATTCGGGTAGTGAAGAGGGAGAAGGATAATGGCAACTAAATATTTTCAACATTTCCCGGTCATAGAATATCAAGGAAGAAAAGTTAGAGATATATCTCGACGAGCGTCGTTCGCAAGATCACTCGCAAATAATCCATTTGTTTATTATTCTTATACCGTTTCTGAAGGTGAAAGAGCAGAAGACATTGCATTGGACTATTATGGATCAGTTGATTATGTTTGGTTAGTTTATATGGCAAATAATATCATAGACCCATATTATGAATGGCCAATGGATGGTCAAACATTTAATGATTATTTAGTTAACAAGTATCAAGATCAGTCAGGTAGAATTGGTGAAGACGTTATTGATTGGACCAAAGATACAACAATTGATGAAAATATTATATACTATGTTAAAACAGTTTAGGAAATAAAAAATGGCAGTCGACAATATAGTCTTAGCACCAGAATCATTTAGAACGATATATCTTCGTAGAGAGGATCGTGTTATCTTGCGTACTGAAAGAGGTCAAAAGATAATCGTAAAAAGAATTATTCCTGATGATTGGGTTCCTTATCGTATCTTTGAATATGAAACACAAATCAATGATAATAAGAAAGAAATCTTTTTATTCGATAATTCATATCTTAATCAATTAACAAGCGAATTTAAAAACACGATAAGTACTGAATAATATGGCTGATTCATTTAATCCATCACTTTGCACTATTGAAAAAGCTACGGTAAGATCAGTAGATGGTAGAGAGCAAGATATCACTCCGCTAATTTATGGATTTAATATTGTTTCATCTATTTACGAATCAAGCATATCGGCAAACCTTAGGTGTTATGATTCTGTTGGTACGTTACACAAATTTCCATTAAGAGCAGAAGAAGAATTAGATTTAGAATTAAAAGGCCATGATTTACAAACATCAATGGTAATACAAGCTCAAATTATTAAAATTAATAATGTTTCTAAAAACGAACAAGGTGATGGTTATTATTACACATTACATTTTGTAACTAGGACAACATTTAGAGCAGGCATACAAAGTATTATTACTGCATTCAATAATAAGACAGCATCTTTTTGTGCAAAAGAATTACTTAAAAAATATTATAATTCAAATAAGGAATTAGTAGAAAGTAATTCTAATTTAAAAGAATTTATGCCTGAAGGATCTACCAAATATAAATTGAGTTCAAATAAAGGAAGAAATTTTTATATTGAAGACTCTGATGGACAGATGAGAACAATTATACCTGATTATACACCAGCACAAGCAATGAACTTTTTAGCAGCAAAGGCAAAAGCAAAATCACTTTCACCTTCAAGTTTATTTAGATTCTTTGAAACGTTTAATGGTTACTATTGGGTAACAGACGAATGGATGCTTAAGTTAGGGGCAGCAAATCCTACTCATACTAAAGATCTTTATTATATGAGCTTCGCAGAAAATCATCCAGAATATGCAGACCGAATAGTAAGACATGTTAAAGCTTTAGAAAATACAAGTCATGTTGATACAGGACAAGATCTTGACAGTGGAGCCTATAAGAATACTGTTATGGAAGTAGACTTCGTAAATCATACAAGAAAGTATTTTAATTACGAATACGGAGAAGCAAAAAAGAAATACATAAGTATGTCTGGTTCTCCAAAAACTTCAAATGTAGGTGCAGTACATTCAGATAAGTTTCTTAAAGAAGTATTTAAAGACGAAAATAAAAACGCAAAGCAATATGTTGTGTATAGAGATTGGCAAGCTGATGGTGTAGCATCAGTACCAGGACAAACAGTTCGACCTCAACAAAATATGGTTGAGATTATACAAAACAGAGTTGCATACAATCATCATTTAAATAACTCTAAAGTAAATATAGAACTTGAAGGCAGAATAGATTTAATGCCAGGTGATTTAATTAATTTAATAACTCAAGAACCTAATATTGAATTAGAGAATAAAAGAAACGAAAGATATAGTGGTAAGTATTTAATTTCAATGGTTAATCATAACATGGATCAAAATGTTTTAACCACACAAGTTGAAATGATGAAATATGGTTTTCAGAAAGGTGATGTATGATTGATGGTTCAGGAATAAGTAATCCGTTTTTCTTTATTGGTATTGTTGAAAGCAATAACGATAAGACACACGAAGGTCGAGTGAGAGTTCGAGCCTTTGGCGTACACGGAACAAATAAAGAAATTGCTTCTACAGATTTACCTTGGGCTATTTGTGCTTCAGGTAATTACGATCCAAACAATCCACCTCCTCCATTAAATTCATATGTATATGGAATGTTCCTTGATGGAAGAATGGCTCAGCATCCTGTCATACTAGGATTATTGCCTGGTATGTATAACACAGAATCAAATCCAACAAAAGATGGTGAAGGTGTTATCGCAGAAAAGAATGGTGAATTATTAGCAAGAGGTTATAATCCAAATGATTTCAACGCGGGAGGCGGTCCTGATAGATTAGCTCGTGGTGAATTATTAAACGAAACATACTTATTACAACAAGCAGCCAATAGAGTACACGATCAAAAGATTGCTGATATGGATGAAACGTGGTCTGAACCACCACCGGCTTACGCAGCAAAATATCCATATAACAGAGTAATTAAAACAGGAAAGCATTCAATTGAAATAGATGATTCTCCTGGTGCAGAAAGAATTCAAATTACTCATGACTCAGGTGCATATATTCAAATAGATTCTAAAGGTACTGTTTCAGAAAGAGCTGAAGCAGATCGTTATGAAATTAATATTGGAACAAAACATGAATCATCAGGACATAGTGTAGTTACCATTAACGGTAATTCTCATGTTTATGTTAAAGGAAATAAAACAGAAGAAGTAGAAGGTGATTATAAATTACTTGTACATGGTCATACGGAAATTGCTTCAGGTGCTTCGTTAAATTTAAATGGTAGTGATCAAACAAATTTAAGAGGATCGGAAGTTAAGTTAGAAGCCAATGCAGGTATTATGACTCTGTTTGGTAAAAAAGAAATACAGTTTGAATCTGTTAACCAATTAAACTTCGTTGCCAAGAATATTAAAAATACAGCATTAAATACTTACGATGTATTCTCAACCAAAGCAATTAAGTTATCTACTCCAGGTGATATACATAACGCTGCTTCAAATATTATTAACCTAGCAAGTGGTTTAATACCTCCTACATTATTAACAGGAACATCAGTACCTACACCAGGATGGAGTTTAACGACGCCATCAATGAATATTGCTTCAGTATTGACTTCTCATATTGGAATATTCAATGCGACTGCTCTTAATGCAGGTATAATTACTGCAAGCAGTGTTGTGAATACTCCATCGGTTATTGCTACTTCGGTCGCGGCAACAAGAGGTGACTTTACAACATTAGGTGCACCATTACCAGCAGGTCCTGTATCTTATAATGGAGCATACAGTGTACCAGTTGCTGCAGTTTCAATACCAAGTATACCTGTTTTATTACCTCCTGCTATTTCCGCACCTGTCGTTGCTCCTTTACCAGGCATTACTTCAGGTTGGGCATATCCTACAGGTAATAGTCCAGAATTTATTACGAAGGTACTTAATCCTGTTAATGCGTTCCTTGCTATTGTTGCTGACTTTGCACCACTAGGACTTGGAGCTTGGGGTATGAATCTAATTAAAATGCCAGAACCACCTAAGAAGTCAACTTCTATTGTTCCTCGTGGTTATTTTGCGATGGGTTATTCTGGTGGTTATATTTCAGCTCTCGATGATTCTGCTAAAGATCAAACGAAAAAGTTAACAAGAAGAGGTAGAAGAAATGTCTGATCCATGCGTTGATCCTAATGATCAGATAACTCAGAATACCTTATCTATCGGTGCAAGACCTGTCACTGATGGTTTAGGAAGATATACTCTTGCGCAGATTGATGTTGTTACTTCAGAAATTGCGGAAAGTATTGTAAGAGATGCAGAAAACAATCCACTCAGTAGAGCAGTAAACAAATACGGTAATGGGATATATGCGGCGACAAGTTATCTAAACGGCTTACTAAGACAACAAATTGGTTCCCTTGATAATTACCCAGATCTATCAGATAGGTGGGAACGCGGTGATATATCAAACCTGGAGGTTGCTGATTTTATTCAAGCATATAATTATACTCCTGCCAATTTATTAACTGATAATGATGCTCCTAAGTTAGCAAGAAACCTTGATGCATATTATAAGAATGATTTCAATACATCTATCTTAGGTGGCTTTTGTGATAAGTTTGATTCGTTCTTTGCTTCAGTAGATGCTTTCTTTGATTTAATTGGAGTGGTTGAAGGTATTATAGCCGATGCTTTAGAAATCGTTGGTAAGATTCAGAGAGGATATGATGGAATTAAAGATCTTACAGTTCAGCAATTAATTGATAATTTAATTAAATCCATTAAAGGAAGAATTACAGATGTCATAGATCGAGTATTTAATGAAGTACAAGATATGATAGAAAACTTTGATCCTTCTGCGTTGACCGAAGAAGCTGAAACATTTGTAAATAAGAATGTTGTAAAAGGTATTATGACAACAAGAGAACAAATGTGCGCATTCTTTACAGAAGAGAACAAGAAAGGAATTAAGGATAAAGTAAAAGGTTTAATTGATTACGCAATAGCCGCGTTTGAATCACCAGGTATTGAAGAGATTCAATATATCATTTCTCGTATCTGTGCACTTGCTGGAAGTATTGAAGCATTAATACGTGATATCAATAAACCACTTGATGATTATACGAGAAGGTATGCCACAATCGTAGATCGTCTTAAAAATATTTCAAGAATTAACGAATCATCAGCAATACGAGCAGGTGGCATCAGGTATTCTCCAACAACTAGGAAAGAGGTAATAAATAGATTACAAGGTAGATGGACTTCTCCTGGTGGTAACGAACAAACTGATACAGGTAATTTACCTAAAAATGTTAAACCAATTACTGCCAAGGATTATAAAGAGTTACCAAGATGCGGGCATGTATTTGCCGGGTCATCAGATGTATTTAAAGTTGAAGGTGATTCGTTTGATGAAAAAGAAGGTATAGGTATATACGCATACACAAGAGTTGATCTTGATGTTAAAGTATATTTAAAAAGGTTACAAGAATCAACGAATAAAGAAAAGCCTTTAACAATAGTCGAAGGTTGGGTTAGCAAAGCTTACAATAAAGAAGCAGACGGCCCAGAAGATAATTCACATTTAAGTGGTTTGGTTGTAGACATTAAGAAGGATATGGAAGATCCTGCTAAGTTTATCGAAAACGCTTTAAAGGGTGGATTTAAATACGTTAAAGAATATGACGATAAGATTCATTTAGACATAAGAGAAATACTATAATGGCAATAGCAGATTACATTTCACCAGTAAGGAAAAAGATTAGTTTAAATTCTGATTTTAGAAAGAATCTACTTATTAGTCCAGTGTCAAAAGATTTAGCATTACTTAAAGATGAAGACTCAGTCAAAGAATCAATTAAGAACCTTATATTAACAGATCGCGGTGAAAGATTAATGCAACCTTATATAGGTGGTAATATTCGAGCGATGTTATTTGAAAATTTAACGCCCGGTACATTAAAATTAATAGAAGACAGAGTTACTTCAACAATTCAGACATACGAACCAAGAGCTGAGCTTATTAACGTTTCAGTAAGTTCAGATCCTGATAATGGTGAAGTATATGTTGGTATTACTTTTTATGTAAGACAGGTAGAACAGCCAATACAGTTAGATGTTGTATTACAAAGGAATAGATAGAGATGGCAAATCCAAAAACACCAATTACCGAACTTGACTTTGATAGAGTCAAGGATCAATTAAGAACTTATTTACAAACACAAACGCAATTCAAAGACTATAACTTTGAAGGATCGAATATGAGTGTCCTATTAGACGTTCTTGCGTTTAATAGTTATCAAAATAACTTCTATACAAACATGGCACTTAACGAAATGTTTCTTGACTCTGCCGTCCTTAAGAACTCAATCGTTTCCCATGCAAAAGAATTAAACTATATTCCTCGTTCACGTAAATCTGCCAAGGCAACATTATTTGTATTAATCGTTGACCCAAATCAAGAAGGCTCAACAATTACAATTCCAAAGTATTCTCAATTTAGAGTATCTCATCAAGGTGAAAGTTTCGGATTTGTTACGAATCAAGTATATACAGCAAGAAGAGTAGTTGCTGGTGATATCAATCCGCAGACAGGACAATCATATGAAAACAATTCTTTCGTTGCTGAAAGTGTTGATGTTTATGAAGGTGAAATGTTATCAAGTTTCCAAAGAGAAGGTTTTATTGTTGACGCGGATGGTGTGTTAAGAGTATTCCTTACAAACAACGAAGTAGATACAGATTCAATTGTCGTGTTTGTTGATGCTGAAGCAACAGATGATGCTAACGTATTCCAAAGAGCAAATACAATTTATGGAGTAAGACCTTTAGATAAAGTATTCTATCTTGAACCTTATCTTGATGACAAGTATTCAATTTACTTTGGTAAGAATCAATTTGGTTTACAACCACAAGAGTTCGAAGATGTAAGAGTAAGATATAGAATCTGTTCAGGAATAGAGCCAAATGGCGCAGGTAAAGATTCTGCGTTTAGTGCAAGCTTTATTGAAGGTGCAGAAATTAGTCCTATTACATTATCACAAGCTGCAGGTGGTCAAGAAAGAGAATCATTAGAATCTATTCGTTACTTTGCTCCTAAATCATTACAGGTTCAAGAACGTGCAGTTACAACAAAAGATTACGAAGTATTATTACAACAAGCATTCCCTGAAATTTCTGCGGTCTCTGCTTATGGTGGTGAACAGTTAGATCCACCTCAATTTGGTCGTGTTGCTATTTCTGTTTATTTAAACGATGATACTCAAATCATATCAACAACATTATCTAATTCTTATATTGCTTATTTAAAAGAAAGAGCTCCATTAGGTATTGAACCAATCTTTAAACAAACAGAATTCGTTTATGCTGATACAAATATTATTGTAAACTATAGTAGAAAGAATACTGAAAAGAGTGCAGCAGAATTAGAATCATTGGTAAGAGCAGAAGTTCAAAAATATTCTGACGATAACCTTGAAGGATTTGATAAAATATTAAGGTCTTCTAAGTTGGCAGGACAGATCGATGATTTGGATGTTGGTATTTTAAGTACTGAAATATCAATTTGTCCAATTATTGAATATTCACCTCCACTTAATTTCAATACAAACCCAACATTTAGATTTGAAACTAATCTTATTCGTCCTTATGCTTATCAAGCATCTAATGGATTTTCAACTTTTAAACCTGCGATTAAATCTTCACCGTTTGACATTGCTGGTACTTGTGTATTTTTCCAAGACGATGGTATGGGTAATATTATGATCATTACTGATGAAGCAACTAATCCACAGATTATTAATCCAACTGCAGGTACAGTTGATTATGATAAAGGTGAAGTTAAATTAACAAACTTTAAAGTAGAAACATTTACAGGCAGTGCAATTAAAGTATCTGCCAAGACGGTTGATAACGATGTTGCTGCACCAAAAGGACGAGTGTTTATATTAAGAGATACAGATGTTAAGGTCACAATGGATTTGGAAGAATTCCAAACACCAATATCAACTACCTCAACATCAAGTTATTAATAAGAGAGAAAAATAATGCCTCAGGGTGATTTAGAAAAAAATCTATCGCTATTCATTAAGAATCAGTTCCCCGCTATTTACAGGGAAGATGGACCTGAGCTTGTTCAATTAGTAGAAGATTATTATAAGTTCTCTGAAACGCAAGAGAACCAACATATCTATCAACAAAGAAGATTATTCGAGACGAAAGATATTGATACAACATTAGAGAATATGATTATATTCTTTAAGAAAAAGTTTCTTGCTGATCTTCCACTTAAAGCTGATATCATTAAGTTTATTATTAAAAATATTCTTGATCTATATCGTTCAAAAGGTACCGCTCGAGGTATTGAATTATTCTTTGCCATATTCTATCAAGAGTTTGAGATTGAAATTGTATACCCTGCTGAAAAGATGCAAAAGGTTTCTGATTCCGAATGGAAGCAAGGTGTATATTTACAGATGTTTCCAAACAACGATTTCTTTACTTCGAAGTCAGGTAAGGAATATGCTTACAAAGATTTATTAGCAAGAAACATCGAAGGATCTGTAAGTGGTGCAAAGGCATCAGTAAGATCAATTAACTTCTTTATTTTAAATGGTATTAAAACTCCTGTCATATATCTTGATGGTATTCAAGGTACGTTTAAAAAGTATGAAGATATTTTATCTAACATAGAAGGAGAAGTAGTTAACTTTGGTAAAGCAAACGGATCTCTTTCAAAGTTTACCATTGTTGATAGATCAAGAGTCGGAGCAAAAAGAAAGAACTTGCCGGGTAGAGAAATTGGTGAAGTTCTTAATGTACATCAAAAAGATGGTAATGCAGGTAAAGCAATTGTCACTGGTGTAACAAGAGAAGCGTCAGGTCAAATTAAATATGATTTAGTTGATGGCGGTTATGGTTACACAATTGATAATACAAGGTTATTAGTTTCCGACCAATCAATTATTTTAGACAACAGTGTAGACGGTTATAATTTAGGATTCAGAGTTGGAGAATTATTAGAAGACGGCAATGGTAACCAAGCAATGGTCATTGGACAAAACTTGGCTTCAGTCGGTGTTAGACATGCAAGTGGTACTGATGGCGGAACATTTACTCCAAACTCTACGGTCACAACAATAAGACCACCTATTGACGGTGTTGCACAAACACAACTTTCAATTAACTTGGCTCTTGTTCAGAATCAATTAGTACAACCTAATGCTTCATCTCCAGGACCATTATATCCTGACACAAATGATACAGGTGATGTTATTGTTTCTCAGTTAGGTGATACAACAATTGCTTCTATTATTACCGATGTTATAACTCCACATTTACCTACAGTAATAAGTGCACCTGATTATGAAGCTACGGCTCCTATGTCAGGATCTGCTTCTCCTGTTAGTTTAACGACACCGTTAGATCAAGCATTTGATATTCAAGATTTATCAATTGGAAGAATCGTATCGTTTGCTAATGATAACCCAGGTGCAGATTATCAATCCGATGTATTTGCGATTGCTCAGGATTCATTAATTAAAAATGTAGATCGTAAGAATCAATCAATTCTATTTACTGATGCAGGTGACGCAGGATCATTCTCGGTTGGTGATAGAGTAAAAGGTTGGGATTCTGCTGTCGTTGGTATTGTAAAGTCAATTAACCAACAAGAAGGATTCGTTACAGTAACACCGTATGACATTGATGGATTTAATAGAGTCGAAAGAGTTTATTTAGAAAATTCACCAACGGCCCCATTTGATGTATTAAGTATTTCAAACGATTATGCTGGTACAGATAGATTTGGTGACAATGCTATTATTGAGTCAGAAACAGAATTTGCCATTGGTAAGATTTCAGAAGTAAGTATATTAAACTCTGGGTTTGGTTATTGGGAATACGAAGTAGATCCAGATCAGATTATAGATTTTGCTGGTGGTCTTGGTGAATTAAGACAGGACGATGGAAAATTTGTTTCTCACGGTATTATCGAAGCAGAGAATCAAGGTCAAACAAGTGGTTATTGGGCAGGTACCAATTCTCACTTAAGTGGTTGGAAACAAAATGGTGTAACAACAACCACAACAAATTTACCTCTAATGGACTTTTCTTTAGTTGTTTTAAGACTTGCTTTAGGTCAAGATCCAATAACTCTATACCCTTGGCTTTCTCCTTCGTTTGAAAGTTGGTTCAATAGTACAGCAGAAGATGGATTTGCGATATATGATTTAAGTAAACAGGCACAACCAATTAATGCTGCAACTGCAACTTTCTTCCAACAATTATCAATGAAATCAGCTGCAGAAAATATTACAGCAAGATGGAACAATATTGTAGTTCCTTCAATGAAACAACAAGTTTGGTATGAATCACATGAAAATCTTTTATGGGTACTTAACGAAACAATCAATGTATACGACCAAGAGTATTTAGATTCAGGACAAAGAATACAAGATAGTAATTTCTATCAAGAATATTCTTATCAAATTAAATCAAGCTTACCACTACAGAATTATGAAAAGCTATTAAAAGAAAATGTTCACTTAGCAGGTTCTAAACTATTTGGAGACTTTATATTTAAGGCAAAGGTTGGTGGAACAATTAGACCAAGGTTCTTAAGACTATTTAATGATGATGGCAAAGGTTCTCCGTTTGATGTTGCGAATACAGTTAATCTTGCGGCGGACGTCACAAACTATACGGCTGATAGTGCTCTTGTATCGGCTGACCACGAACCTGGTGGAGAAGGTGGATTAACATTAAGTCCAACTGCAATACCTGATTTAACAATTACAAAGAATTGGTTCCAAGGATTCCATGATTATGCTGTAGGTATAAGTATGCCTGAAACAGGTACGGCTCCTTACCCAGTTGCTATTTTATTACATGGCAATGGTGGTACTGGTTCAGGTATGGTAAATCAATTCAAAGATTTATTGCCAGGACATATTGTTCTTAGCTTACAAGGATATGAAAACTCATGGAACATTTCTAACGAACAGTCTAAAGGACCTGATATTGAAGTGTTGGAGGAGTTTGTTGCGTTACTTCAAACTTATTCTAATGTTGATAGTACCAAGATTCGTATTGTAGGTGTATCAAATGGTGGTGCACTTGCATTAAGGGCAGCGGTTGAGATTGATGATCCTGCGATTGATACTATTGTATGTATGATATCTCAAACAAATACAAGTCAATACAGAGATAGTTCATTCTGGTATCCTTTCACTGAATTATATACAGGTGATGATTATACAAATGATGGATATACAACGCCTAAGAATCCAATACCACAAAGAAGAATTGTTCAAATGAATGGAAGAGCAGATCTTGTTGTTCCTTATGGTGGAGGAGAGGCTCTTGGAGTTGACTTCCTCTCTGCTCGAGATTCTGCTTATAGGTTTGCTCAGGCACAAGGATACACTGGAGTAGAAGGTGCAGTACAAAATGCCTACGGAGGTACAAGTAGAATATTTGATTATGGCAATGTAATATTCTTGCGTGAAGATGTTGCACATACTGTTAGTGATGATATGAAACATCTATTACAGATGTATCTCGAAAACAATTACGACATTGCGACACCTCCGTCATAAGCAATGAGAATAAATAATTTAATAAAGAATTTTAGGAAAATAAAATGTCTAAACAAATAATTAATATCGGTGCATCCGCTAACGACGGAACAGGTGATCCGTTACGTTCTGCATTCGATAAAGCAAACGATAACTTTAATGAGATTTACCTGGCGCTAGGAGATGCAAGTAATGCAACTGATCTATTCGACATTAATGGTAATTTAGACCTATCAGGTAAACCGCATAAAATATCATTCTTATATGATACGAAACTTGAGCTCGATAATATTAATCCAGGTACTTATCATGGTTCTATAGGCCATGCACATGATACCGGTTCATTATATTATGCTCATGGTGATTGGAGAAGACTTCTTGCTGATACTTCAGAAGGAGCAATTCTAAATTACACAGACCCATTAAATGCTTGGGTATATAGTGTAAATC